ATCTTCTCTAACGAACCCGCCTCAAACCAAGCGTCATCATTGACTAATAGCCAGTAAGGCGCGTGAGGCGTGGACTTTACGATTAGATTCATCGCGCCAACGAAGCCTAGATTGTAAGGGACTTCTATGTGCCAAAGATTCTGGACTAGATCTGGTTTGCGTGGTTGCCAAGATTTAGTGCCAGAATTATTTACGATCACTAGATTTTCGACTGGATAATCTATTGAGTCGAGTAGTCTTTCAGCTAGATCGAAGCGCTTTAGCGTTGCGAACCCAAGTACAGGAATCATGCTAGAAGTTTGCCTAGCGTGGGCAGCCAGTATTTCTTCCAGACATTCTCTACATCGAACTCTTTAGCGAAGTCAATAGAAACCTGCGACTTTTCGCGACTCTCTGCGTAAGCTTCTTCTAGCGCCTTTACTATTGACGGAATGTTCGGGGTCTGCCACCAAGCGTTCTGACCACTATCCCAAGCTGGTGTGCCATCAACTAACCAACCGTCTTCGGAAACTAGATCGGGAGTCGCAGCCCAATTAGAGCCAATTACCCTAGTGCCACACGCTTGTGCTTCCATTGTCGGTACTCCGAAACCTTCGCCGTAAGAAGTTGCGAGCATAACATCGAAAGCTGTATAGAAGGCTGCTAGATCCGAGTGCGACAAACCGAATCGGTAGTCGTTAGGATCGGGAAAGCATACTGCGTCTTCAGGAATGCCTAAACTCGAAAGCAAACTCGGCAAGTTCCAGCCACCTGATCTGCCCATCGGATCTGTGTGTAAATAAAGAACCGCATCTGGATACTTCTTCTGAAAGATTGAGAAAGCCATAATGTTTTCGCTGAAAGCTTTGCGGTGAACCATACCGCTGGCTTTGTTCGCTGCCACCATTCCCACAACGAACTTATCTTTGGTAGCTATTAGTTCGCGAGCGCTTTTGCCGTTGGATAGTTTGTAAGTCGGTTTCATAACTTTTGTGTCAATAGCGTGAGGTGCGTATTCGCATTCGATACCCATCTTCTCCATTTGACGGACTCCGTTTGGTGCCATCGCGATAGGAGTGACATTTGGCTTTCTTAGGAATGCTTCGACTTCCGCTGGCATTGTCACATGATCTAAAGGAACCCAAGCGCCAATCTTTCTCAGCTTGTCATACTGCTTTGACTTCATAACCCAAACATCGTAAAGACTAATGAATACATCATTTAGATCGGGGAACTTAGAAATAAACATTTGATGATCGTTCGGCGCAACATCATTACTGTATAGATCTAACCCACGCGGGAAATGTTTTACCTTTCCGTATGGCGTCTTGATCGTATTGATGATTCCCTCTAGTCCGTAGTTAGATAGCATCGCAACATCAGCACCATCGCGCACTAAGCGATCTACTAGAAGTTTTACTTGCTGTCCGTAGCCAGTCGGGGAATCGTAGGAATTAGACCAGACACTAATCGCGCCTGATAATGGTTTCTCTCTTTTAGTCATACTCACAGAATAGCAAAATCCCCACCGATAGCAACTACCGATGGGGATCTGCTTACAACTAGGGTTTAGCTTGCTGCGCCCTTGAAGTACTTGATGTGTCCTGCGTGAGTCAGGTTTCCATCGACGCGCATGGTCACGCGGAAGGTGGTCACATCTTGGTTGAATGCGTAGTCCGCAGACTGAGCAACCTGAATACCGCCAGCCATACGAACCTTGTAGCTAGGTAGGTGTCCGAATAGTACGGAACCAACAACAGCAGTTCCAGCTGAAGGTAGAGCAGGGTTCTCAGAGATTGGGAAACCAGCGAATGTGTCAGGCTGACCTACGCCGACCTGATACAAGTAGTTTCCTGCGGAGTCCTTGAGCTTGCGAATCGCACCAACAGAAGCAGAGTTAGCCATGTAAGCAACTCCTGGCAGTCTGCGAGCAGCGCCGTCTAGTGAGTAAGCAAGGTCAATTAGGTTGTCGGCAGTGAATCCACCAGCAACACCAGTTCCACCTGTGATACCAGAACCAGCAACAGTTCTAACACCAGTTGGCTGAACAGTTCCAGTTCCGTTGGTTAGACCATCGTTTACTGAGTAACCGATTGCGTTTCCAGCCTGTTCTGCGATCAGACCAGAGATGTCGAAACCAGCATCAGAGATTAGCTCGTTGGCTACTGGTACCAAGAATGAGTACTTGTATGCGCCTAGAGTAATTGAGCTGAAGGTTGGCTCAGAGTCAGCAATAGCTGAACCAGCACCCTTGATAGTTGCGGTTGAGTAAGCAGTCAGGGTTGGAATGGTTAGGTTCTCACCAGAGGTTGTGTTGATAACCTGTGAGGTTTCTAGCATTGGACCAACTAGACGAGCTACCTGAAATACCTCATCGTAGAACGACTTTGGTACTGTGTTGTCAGAAGGAACGAGAGCACGCTTTGAGAAATCAAATGAGCGTAGTTCTCCGCCAGCGATCTGACGAAGAATGTCTGCGTCTGATCTTGACTCGGTGGCAGGAACGAACTCGCGACCTGCGTCAGCAGCTGCGGTCATTCTTTCCTCGTTGCGCTGAGCAACTCCGATTGCTTCTTCAGCTGAACGAATGTCAGCCTCGATCTTTTCAATCTTCGATACTTCTTCAGCTAGTAGTCCGCGCTTTTCAGCTTCGGCGAAGTCTGTGACCTCACGGATCTGGCTGACCAAGTTTGCTCGAAGTTCTTGCTGTGCCTTGATAAAGGACATGTGATACTCCTATTGGTTAGTTGATTGTTTTTTTACCGCGCTAACGCTGGCTACCTCGGCAGAGCTAACTCACTTCCGATGATTATTACTTTACCAGATAACTGGCTACTCGTCTTCCCAAGGATCGTATTTTTTTGCTGGGAGATCTAATCCAGTCCCAGAGTAATCGGCACTAAATCCGATTGAGCTTGACATTTCTACTTCGCGCGTTTCGACTTCGTCGTTCGGTTCGGGACACCTATGGCGCTTGACCCATTTGGCATAAAGCGTAGCTGCTTCATCGCCTTCGGCTAAGAAAGAAGATCCGCAAGCGCAGATCTCCTTTACTTTCATCTTCTTGGATTCACCCTCTCAACAATCACAAAGAACATCAGCCCAGCCAGCGCCACGCCCAGCGCGTATCCCAATAGCTGGTCGCGCTCTACGACCCACAATACCATCGCGGTTAGTAGCAGCCCAATAATCCAAAGTAATGCGTCTTGTAGCTTTCTCATGGCTTTCCTTACTTTCCTAGAAATGAGTAGATGGCTTCGGTCAAGTTAGATCCGATGTAAGTTTCGCCAGCGCTGTCAATTTCCCAGCCGTTTTGGAACTGATAGATACGCCCGATCAAGGTGTCTGATCCGTCAATCTCACGCCACAGATCATAGTCATTCAGGCTAATCGGGTCTTTTGCTATTTTGGTTGCCCATAGATTTTTGGCAATCTCTAGTTTCTCGTTCATTTCTTGTCCTTTCGTTTTATAGCCTTTTGGCTATGTAATGAGTTTAGCGTGTTTGACTATTTTTAGCTACTTTTGACCGCGTTTCTTTATAACGATTTGATAACGATTCGCTCTGGGTAGGGTAATTCCCTTACTCGAAGCCTGAAAAGCCCTCTACGAGCCTCACAGAGCCTCTGGTGGCATGGTCTGGGTAAAGGGAAACCCCAGCTAGGTAAGAGAGTGAAACCTAGCTGGGGCAACGCGTGGTTATCGCCTTTCGGCAGCCCCTACGACACGCGTTTCTTTTGTCGCGCTTGATTGTGAGTTATTATCGGCACTACTTTGTGCCCCTCCACTAATCAGCTTGACGATTGCTTCAGCCCACAAATCTGCGTACTGAACAACTACACCTGACTCTGGGTTGCCAGCGGTGTTTAGGATCGTGTCTTTGATTTCTTGTTTAGTAGCCATTACATCTCCATCAGTTTGAGTTTGAATTTCTTTAGCTCTAGCATCGAAAGATCTCCGTTGTCTTCCGCAATAGCTTCTGAAGTCTGTTCGGCTTTCGGCGCTAGTTCACTAATCGCTGTGCGTAGCAATTCTGCTGCTTCAGGAGTTAGATCCTTGCCTTCTTCCAGTAGCAACATCGCGTCAGCTAGTTCATCTACATCTAGCAAAGCTCTTTCGGCTAATGCTGCGAGTCCACGAACTGAGGTTGTGCCAGCAGTCGAGGTATACGCTGGGAAAGCCACAATCGAAACTTCGTGAAGTCGGACAGATTTTAGAGTGCGCTCTGTGCCTTCTTGGTTCCAAGTATCTCCGCCAGCAGGAACACTAAACCCGAAAGACATAGAATCTACATCTCCGCGCTTTAGTAGCACCGCAGCATCGCGTCCGCTAGTCGTATTCGGTAGCGTTGCCGATACCCTTAGACCTTTATCATCTTCTACGAGCTTTAGAGTTCCAGCGCGGGTAGATCCTAGAACTGCGCTAGTGTCGTGGTTCCAGAGTAGCTTGATGTCATTACGAGCTTGCTTTAGACTGCGGTTGAAAGCACCGCGCTTGATACGCTCGATAAAGGGTAGTGGCTCGCTTGGGGAATCGAAGATTGCTGCGTATCCCTCAAATGTCATACCACTTGCGTCTTCGCGAATCTCAAATTCAGAAACGCTAATTCTTTGTTCTACTTTTGCCATGCTTTCACTTTCTACGCTAATTTTTGCGCGATTTTCTTCTTCCAGTTTAGTCTTGACTCGGTTCGCGTAATCTAATGCCCTCTGTGCGGATCTTTTACTCGGACCAGATCCCCAAAGCAAGTGAGCGACCACTCCCGCGCTTGGATAACCATCGTTGCTTGGGTTAGCTGCTGGTGAGTCTAGATCGGATATGTGTCGCGCGATCCAAGCTCCCATCCGCACCCATTTGTCAGCGGTCACATTTCCCGAAGCCATAGCTCGCGCCTCGCGAATTGTTGCGTCTACTAAGCCATCTCCGCCTAAACCTTCTTCGTAGTAGCGCAAGCCCTGTCGTGCTGCTGCTCTCATAAAGGCTGGTGGAGTTAGGTTTACTGCTCGATCTTCTAGGTCGGCAGATCTAGTTAGGGGTTGGATTTTAGTAAGCGTGGAGAATCTGTGTCCGACTAGGGTTTCGGTTTCGTTCCATTCGCCATCTGCCTCACGATAGATCCGAATCAGCGCAGCAGGATCTTCAGGAGTTGCGTTGATAGAGAAACTGCTATCAGGAATACCTAGTGTGCCTTCTCGCATAATGTATTCGATACGACCGCGAGCGCGTCCGCCTGATGAGTTCCAAGAAACGAAGTCCCCTTCGGATAGAGCATTCGGTTCAGCCCTGTCTTCTTCTAGATCCTCAATAACATCTTCAGCTGGGTCTGTCGGTTCATTCGGGTCATCCATGCTTTCTGGATCTTCTTCTTCCATAGTGTCAGCCTCGTAAGCAACCATTTCTGGTCTAGGGATTCGCTTTAGCTTTAGTATGTTGAGAATCATCAACTTGTCCTCTGGCGAATAGACCATGTTGTCTTCTAGCTCAAAAATACGCAATACCGCATACTCGCCGTTTACTTCTACAACCTGTGCCAGTATCTTTGGGTCATCAACATTCCAGCTAACATAGTCCCCAATTTTTAGCTGACCGACTGCTGCTCGCTCGCCGTCAAATGGCTCATCGGTGCTGAGGCTTATTGCTACTGCCTGTTTGATTGCCGATGCCTTAGTGGTGTGACAGCCGTAAAAGCCATCTCCGCCATCTACGACAGCCCAGCCATCACACTCTGCGTTTTTGCCAGTTATGAAATAAGGCATTAGTCCTGAGTCACCACCATAATTCGTAGATTACAATTACTGTCTGCTATGGCGTAAAGATCGTCATTCGGACCAAGAGTAATAATGCTAGTTTGCGTGGCAACCGCGTGCATTCCGTTAGCGAGAGTGACACCCGAATTGCCCAGAAAGACTTCTCTATTCTGACCGTGTTCGTGATTGTGAATACAAACTTCTTGCGACATAGTTTTAGGTGGGACTACCAAAGTCCGCACATTCGCCACTAGGTCGTACGCGTAAGTTGTGACTGGCATTACTTAACCTCGTAAGCTGCTAGTGGATCTTCTGGATCTAGTTGCGCCAGCGCCTGAAGCTGGGTGCTTGGGACTCCTGTGTGGGTAATTGTCGGTAGCCCTAGCGCGTTGAGAACCTGTGCTGGATCGAATCCAGAGATAACTAGCTTCTGTGCCATGCTGACCTTCTTGTCCGTTCCAGTTAGCGCAGCGTCTTCGACATTAACATTCGCTAGTGGCACTCGGACTGTGTTGGCGCTTGGGTTGTCAATCGCCTGAAGATCCTCAAGCCTACGAACATCGTTGATTGTCAAGAAGCCCGACTGAAGACCGATGCTGTAAGCGCTCATTCGTGAGTTGATGTCAGCGCGGAGTAGCCCATCTATGTTGAACCGCAAGAAAGCGTTTTGTCCATTAGGACTTAGCGCCAGTAGAGGCGATAGAGCGTTCTCGATTTTAGAAATGATTG